ATGAATATAGGAATAAATTTTGTTGTTCCACAAGATACTCAGTTCCATATATCCGTGTTGGATTTATTAAAAAATTACAACTTTCAAGATTACTTGTGGCAAATAGATGATGCTGATGTATTTATTTATGATTCTTTTGGTAATATTACTGACGAACCCTTATTTGAAAATAAGCGTTTTCTAAACGGAAATAAAATGGGAGATATTTTAAAAAATAAAAATTTTGATTCCATTTTCTTCACAATATGTACTTTTCCTGATACAAAAAAGAGCAATCCAACATGGATAAGAACAGCAGCAGACTTCCTCAACACTGATTGTGAATTTATATTAAGTATTGTTGATGGATTTGACATCCGCATTTTATGTAAAGATAAGGATTTACTAAAGGCATTGTATCAGCACGTTCAAAATCTGGGATATGTAGGTATTGAGTATCTAACAGAAAATAATAGCGGGACGTTTTAATCCAACATGAATCAAATAGAAAAAAGGCCTACTCATAGTTGAGCAGGCCTTTTTTTCACTCCACATACACATAGGCTTCATTTGCTGCTACATAGTATGTTTTTCCTTTACTATTGTGTACTTTACGGTGAACCATTTACAATTACTTTTGCATCAAAATTAAACCCTAGTCCCGCATCTACAGAACCTGCCTGCTCCACCCTTACTCACCTTATCTCTTCTTGAACAAATAAAACATCCCCCATGATATTTCACGAGGGATGTTTATGAGGAAAAAAGTAAGGTAGTGAATTACAGTATTAAGCATTCTATTAATTCACAGACAGCTTCTATATAATCTCACAAACTCTAATTGTGCAACACATTAAAAACTCCCTTTAACAAAGAGAAAAAACATACACCTATTACCTTTATAAGCATGGTAAAGTTACATGGTCTATGTTGTTTGTATTTATATGTTTATGCAATATGTATACAAACTCTTTATCAATAACAAAGAAAAGGGCACTCGAAAGAGTGCTACTTCTCTGAATATCGGACCTTTAGCTCAGCTGGTCAGAGCAGACGGCTCATAACCGTCCAGTCGTAGGTTCAAGTCCTACAAGGTCCATTAGTATCTTGTTAAAACAACTTGATGAGATATGAAAATAAAGGCGAGATAGTTATCCGTGTAAAAAACTTGGTTTATACAGTACGCCGTGACAGATCGGGCTTTTGCCAACAACTTTCATGTATTCTTAGCTGTGTTTATCAAGAGTAAGTATGGAGCGGTTTGCGAATTCTTAATAATGAAGTAAATAGGTTCTCTATTGGGTGTTTTATTATGGTATACAATTCACGTAAACTGCATAAACTATTATTGTTATCTAGAGAATCACCCTTGAAAGGCACCTTCGACTTAGAGAGGTGTCTTTATTATTTTCAAGTCATATTGTGTGTAATGAACTCATATAATAAAAATACCGATACTGATATACAGAAAAAGAGTATTCCACTCCATCCAACCGGGAATACTCTTTTTTCATTTCCTTACTTCACATACAAATAGGCCTCATTAGCTATTATATGGTAAGTATGTTTTACCTTTACTATTATGAACTTTGTATTATGCTAAACCATTGGGACTTACTTTTTCATCAACTTTGAATCCTAATCCTACATCTAAAAAAACAGCCACGTCTTTATCTTACCGAGATGGAGCATTATAAAAACGTAAGTTATTGATTTCACCCTATAGTTATCCATTCATCTTTACTGGCCTTATCTCTTTTAGAACAAAATAAAACATCCCCCATGATTATTTCACGAGGGATGTTTATAAGGGACTGTGAGGTAGTGAATTAAAGAATTTGGGATTCTTTTAACTCACGGATACCTTAATATAATCTCACAAACTCAAATTTCACAACACAACAAAGACTCCCTTTGTCAAAAGGAAAAACACCAGACCATTTCGATGGTATTATGATACAATCCCATCGGCACTGTTAGTATTTAATAAGTTCAAAGTTTCATTATTTAATCGTCACATGTTCTGCTTTAATCCATTTGTTTCCACCGATATCAATGGCATCCAAATGCCTATCCCAAACAAGATAAGGTACTGTTCCATCAATGTTCTCAATATGATTCATACACTCAGACTCGCTGTAAACTGCAATTCCGTATCCTGGAGGAAATTTTGAATAAGCATGGAACCACTCCACATCAAAATGCTCTAACTTTGCCCATTGTTTCTCGTTACCTAAACAAATCATATTTTTATCACCACCACCCCAATATCCTTCAAAAATGAGATACGGGATTTTTCGAGTGATATTTCCTGTATAATGCGGATCAGCAGGATTCTCATATAGGTTAACTCCATATCCATCCGGGTATTTTGATGTTGCAATCCCAATACCTTCACCCTTTGATGCAGTTCCACCGATAAACCAGGATAATGGCTTATCACCAATTAATTTATTAATATCACATTTTCCGATACCAGGAACATGACCTGTCTCCGTAAATTGCCACATATCACATGGATATGCAGGCTTAGGACCGCCATAGCGCGGAATCCATACAAAATCACACTTCACATTCGCCATTCCAAAAGGAGCGTACATATGATGTCCTACATATAAACCTACTTTTTTAGCACCTAAACGACGCAATTCATCGATAAAAACTTGCGTACCTGCCCTCATATCTCCCATCGTCTTCACTTCTACATCAGCAACCCAAAACTTCGCATCTTTATCACCACGCGCCCAAAAGTCTTGTGCTTCCTTCCTAGCATCAGCAATCGATACAAAACGACAGAAAGCATAGTTACCAAATGGAATTCCATGTTGCTTCATTGCTTGTACATAACCTTTATATAAATGATCTACGTAATTTGAACCATCTTGCACACGAGCGATAACTAAATCTAATTGTGGTGCTGCTACGTCCCAGTTAATATTACCGTTCCATTTTGAAATATCTACAATGTGTCCCATTATTGAACATCTCCTTTTTTCTCTTCTTGTTTTTGTTTACCGCCTAAAATTTCAACTGCATTTGTTAGTGCTGAAGGCAAAGGTATTCCCATACGACCAGCGTTTTCTAAAAGAGACAACAACTCGTTTCCAATAAAGAAAAAGATTGTTGCTTCACGAATAGCACTGTTGCTCCCAAACGCTGTATCTAATTGAGTAGCCGCACCAACCATAAGAAAAAGCATCACCTTTTTGGCGATGCCTTTAAAACCAACTTTACTTTTTAATTGTCCATTACATCCTGCAGCAATCACTCCTGTCAGGTAATCAATAATTGCCATCGTAACTAAAACCTTCAATGTTGCATCCCATCCTCCTAAGAAATACCCACAGAAGCCACCGAAAGTGGCAATAAACGTTTTCATTACTACATCGATACGATCCATATCTTCTCCTCCTTTTAGCAAAATAAAAAAGCCTACATCGTGTACGCTTTGATAAAACCTATTCTAATTTTTTGGGTTGCCCTTCTGGACTTTCTTCCACAGTTGATTGTGATTCCTCTTGCGCTTTAGGTTCTTCTGTAGGCTCACCAATAATTTCTTTGCACTGTTCTTCAGTGATTTTATTCAGTGGTGAATAGTACTTTTGTACCTCTTCTTTACTGTAGCAACCTAACTCAAAATATCTTTTAATTGTTTTATACCAAAAATCGTTACCTAACATATTATAAAACCCCTTTCTCGGCAAGTGCCATAAGTAGTGTAGCTTGTTGATTATTTGTTTCTACTAGCTGTTGGTTTGTTTTAATTAGCTGTTCATTTGTATTAGAAAGCTGTAAATCCTTTTCAGCTAACATCATTAATAACGATGCATGATCTCGTGCTAATTTTAACGCTGGTGCATCTTGCTTATATTCTTCTACCTTCTTATCAAACTCTTCTTCATCAATTAGACCTGCATCTATTAACCCTTGAACTACCGTGCTTATATCTAGCATAATTGCCCCCCTCTATAAACTATTTGCTTTTAATCTAGCAAGAACATCCATCATAAGGTTTTGAAGGATGCTAAGACTTGTTATTGTATCGGATTGCTTTACAGTTAATTCATCTACTGTAGAGCGTATTGATTGGTTGTATGATACTTTTACATCCGTTGCGTTTGTTGTGAATAAGTGCTTGTCCAGAATGGAATACGTCACTGTATATTCTGCTTTTGGATCAAACGATGAAGCTGGAATTCTAGCATATTCCCATCCAGTAATCCCTTCATCCCCATACCTCCCTATTACCCATGAGGTATCTAGCATTCCATTTTTATATACCTTCATAATAGTATCGCATCGATTTTTAAAACGTTGCTCTACATGTTCTGGTTGAAATACATTGATGTAGGCTTCATTGCCTACTAATTTAGGGTTAATCTTTTCTCTTACCACAATTCCGCGATCAACAGTAATTTGCGATAATCCATCCACAACTAAATCGCCATCAACTTGTACGTTTTCAATAATAGGCTTCGCAAGTAATGTAATAGCATTCGTAACTTTATCCGTTGCCCATTTACGAAGCACTTTCCATTTTCCATCTTCTTCATATAACACATCATTTATTCCATCTTTCCCTGCAAGTACAGTATTTGTGTATAAATATGATGGATTTCGTGGTACAAATTGTTGTGGTGCATCTCCTAAAACGAGCATAGGCTTAATAAATGTACACTTCTCAACTGTACGATTACTCATTTCGATTTTAATGAATTTTGCATTCGGACCTGTTAAAAACTGTTCATTTTCCCCACTAAAAATCTGCCTAATCTGTGAACCGTTTGCGTCCATTTCTTTCACAAAATACGTTCCAGTTTGAGTAGCATCCGAAGAAAATGTATATTTTTGATTTGGTAGGCAAGGGATTTTCATACTACTTGCTTGAAAAGGCATGGTTGGATTTAGCTCTAATTCGTATGGACCAATCACTTTCGCATTCGAATGCAGTGTGCCCTCTATAAATGGGGGTATTAGGTTTGTCCCCTCTACAATTACAACCGGATTCAAATGTTGAATCCCTTCAACATACGGAAACTTATCAAATAAATTTTCCCCACTAAACTCTGGATCTACATTAATTTTGTTATAAGTCGTTTGATTTACTTCATATAATGCATCTCCTAGCATCGGATTGTCATTGTCTATTTTTGTTTTCAATTCAAGCATTGCATAATCAACATGAACCACACTTGGTCTTGTTCCATCACTTGCATCTGCGTAAGCAATAACATGAATAAAACCATTGTTATCAATCTCTTGTACATTGGTTGATCCGGTTTGTACTTTTGTAAGATTATTTTCTGTAGTTGTCGTAGAACCAAACCAAGTAGAAGTACTTGGAATCCATCGCTTTACATATAATTTATTCCCCTGCGGGCCAGATCCTTTTGCATATAATGCTGCTGCATAATCTACAATGAGCTGCTTTGCAATCGCAACTTTATCAGCTAGCGCTGTTTTCCCTTGCCATATTTGAATACCAAATTTATCTTGTAACGCCCGAACCACATCAAAACTATGTATCTCTTGCGCTATACCGCCATTAAAATTCACAGATGTCGGACTGTATTTTCCATCTAAAGACATATAATCTGCATATCGTTGTTGTTCTACTTCTCCAATTGAAGAACTTGTTTCTGTCGGCTTTACCAGTGTAGTTAAAGCTGAATGTGACCATGCCCGTTTCACGATGTGACCATTTTCTACCGTACTCCGAGCTACTTTTCCTCTATAATCTTGCTTAATTGCGTATGAAATAGCTGATTGTCCTGTAAATTTAGCAACCCCATCATATGAACTTCCACCTGCAGTAATTTTTGTTGTACCTTTATTCGGCATAAACAAGTAATACTTTGTTGGATCCAGAGTAGTCTGTCCTAATAAATTGACCAATGTACGTCCCTGTACTTCCACATTAAGCGGAGATGCTACCGTAGCATTTACAACGTTTGGGCCATGTTGTAAAAGTTGCGTTTTCACATCTTGCTTAGATAAACTTTTTTGTAAATCCTCAATTTGAACCGTATTCCCATCCGCTTTCTCGTTAGCTGCTTCAGCTGCGATTTTTGATGCAATAAGCGCTTGAATATCAACATTTTTTAGTTGTTCCCCTGCATCCATTGCTTTTTTTAGCAAAGGAAATTCGTTTGTTGATTTCATGACTTCGTCACTCATTTTCGATTCGACAACTTCAAACGCAAAGGATCCTGTTTCTATTTTCTTACCATTTGGAAAATAAATATGAACATTTGCTGTTACAATTCCTACCGAAGTAAGTGACTGTGTAGTAAGTAAAACCTGATATTTACCTTTCAAAGCGTTAATTGGTTGGCAATCTTGATAAATCATTTTTTTATCGGCTTTTTCAAAAGAAACGCGAACAACAGTTGCTTCAGAAAAGTCCTCTTCCTTCCCATTATGATTAACAGTAATAAGTATTTTCGCACTGTTCAAGTCATTTTGGGAGTAACGCATAGCCTGCGAAACAATTGAATCCCTCATAGTATCTACAGTCACTTCGTAGGTTTTAAATATAGAATTCACCATCGTATCATTCCTTTCAAATAAAAAAGACCCCTTCATTGGTCTTAATTTCTAATCATGTTATTTATTTGCGCAAACTCACGCTGTAATAGCTTTTTCATATCCAAGCGAGTTGTTCCAAATGTTACTTTTAATTCTCTTTGATTATTTTGATACACTTCTTCCACATTTGTAACTCTAGCATCCATTTGAACCCCTATTTTATTATCTTCGCATGTTACTATATCTCCAATTGTCCAATCTTTTTCATATTCCATGCCCGGTCTTTCTTGGATATAACAGATAAAGGATGTCTGTTTGTTATATTCACTCTCTAACTTTTGCTTACCCCTTATCGTTAGCATCCTAATAACCTCTGCCTCTGGTTTTTCAGTCTTATCTTCTGTCTGGTTACTCAAATCTCTAGCATCAATAAACACTTCTTTACGTGATAAACCAGTTACTCCTTCTGGTGAAACTTCTACTATCCGTCTATTATCCCCCTCCCCTTGTCCGCCAACATAAGCTACATTCTTATAACTTGTGACATCTTTTTCGAATTCGCGTTTTAAAATATTATCTAATTCGACAGAGAAAACCACTGGTGGATATGTTGATTGATTTCGCGTTACATTTTTTCCATCCAACACTTCAAATACAAAGCGTCTCGATTCTTCATCAATCCAAACATCCCATCCAAGCCCAGATGCTAGAGAAATTTCTTTTTGTTCTTCAGCAAGATTTTTCAAACGGCTTTCCCATTGTAAAGATATGCCTCGTTTTCGATTTGCCCTCATTACAAAATTAGGAATACTACGACTTGCATGATCTGGATGCATAATATGTCTACCAACATAATGCTTCATAACCGTTTCAGCATCCGCATATCTTCGGTCGTGTGTTGTATTTGTTGGTGGGGTAATGATGCGACTCCCCAGGATTCTTTTCAACTGAAATCCTTGTACGCTCCTTATATCATTTTCATCGATGTTGTATTTTGTAATTACACCAACACGATTTTCGTCTAAAAGAATAAACATATCGTCAAACAGCGCTGTAGCATACTGAGCTGTATTTTTCACACGAAATTCAAATTTCCCAATATCGTGCCACGACCTCTCAAATGTTAGTGATTCATAATTATCAATTTCACCTATTTTTTCAAGTTGTGGCGTATATATAATCATCGTCCTGGCACCTCCACAGCTCCTTGTCCAAGGTAAGTTTCTGATAAAACATGCACTCCACCACTATTACTATTCGGTGTAACAGCGGTTTGACGTATGTTTCCGTCCGTTTCTATGTACCAAAACCCCGGAGAACCGTCTCCTCCTATGACAGATAACGCTACTCTTTTCTTAGGACGTGCCCAATATGGAAGAGCCCCTACATAATGCTGCTCCCCTAACAAACCTCCAATTAATTGCCCACTGATTGTACACATGCCATTGTAATCACGCACAACGCGTAATGGTTGGTATAACGAATCGGCATACGTATACCATCCGTTAACAAGCCCCGAATTATAAATTTCAATTGCTGCTGCATCATCCTGTTTCAAGTACATTCCACTAATTGACATTAAATCAATATATATTCCTGTATCGTGTTGATTTGCTATTTGACTATTATCTATGAAGGATTTCCCTGGACTGATTGTGACAACCGCCAAAGGAATCTCATAAATGATTCCTCCAGAAAAAATATCATCTAACTGCAAATTAGGAGGCGTATTTCTACCTAGTGTCCCCTTTTTTAGTTTCACATTAATTGCCCTAACGCCTTTTGATAGATCTAGTCTTAAAACAATTAGATCCTGACGGACTAATTTTGCATCAGCTGCATCATGAACCATTACGATATCTGTATCCGTTGAATAAGGTCTTCCTTCTATGAAGGCTGAACCTGTCTTTACTACTGTTCGCATGTTATTTCCTTGCGCACTAACCTTCAATTCATTGCCAAAACCTTTCACAATACCTGTGCCAAGAAACCATTTAAATATACGTGCAAAATCTGTAGAATTCATCGCTCTATCCGGTTTCCCTGTTTTCGGGTCAAATTCTGAATCAAATAAAAAAGAACGCTCTGGCATAAGCGCTCGCACCTCCTCATATTTTCTATACCTATAAACCTATAAAACGTTCTCGGAAACATACAATAACTGTCGCGCTATCCTTACCTATTTCCGACTCATACATTAATACATTTGTTCCGCGTTGTAGCGAAAAGAGTGTTGACCCATAAGCAATCCAGTTGTACGCGTTTCTCCTTACACCATTACTTAATACAATTTCAACTGTTTTTTGACCATACGCGGTATTAATTTCAATTCTCTGTCCAGCTTGAATTTCTCTATTGATTTTAATAAATTCATTTGTAGCTTGGTTAGTAATCATAGGGTTTGTGCATGGTCCATAAATAACAATCTCGCACGGTGTGTCCTCATCCCCCTTATTTCCCACTACCTTCTGCTCACCTTTTGCACCTAAGATTACATTTGATGGAAATGAAAAAGGAAAAGCAAATCTTGGTTCCCATGATACAAGCGGAACTTCGATTTCTTTTCCTTTCCAATATGGATCAGGTGTGAAAATGTGAAACATCCCTTGTTGTATAGATAGAAACTTTTCATCTTCTTCTCTATATTTTGGTAAAGATTCAATCATAATCTGATTTTGAAACGTTCCGTGTGGCAATGTAATTGTAAAAGTAAATGGTCCTAATTTAGGATTCAAAATACGGTTCATATTCTTGCGTAATTGATAGATTCCTTCTAACCCTGTACTTTCTATATAAAACTCTACTGGATATTGCATAGCTCTCATTGTAACAGCTCCCGCTGTAATCCCATCTTGCATGTAACCTTTTGTTTGAACGATATCAGCTTCACTTCCAGAAAGATTAATGGAAACAAGGACATAAGGTGGTAATGGTCCAAACGCTATTTTTTCACCTAAACGATTTTCAATCACTACATGCTTTCTCACATCGATCCTCCTAACATGAAAGCTACTTCATTGATTGCTTTTTGTTGCTGTCTCATCATTTGACTTGTATCTTGATTATAAAAATGATTTACAACCTGTACTGGTGTTTTGGATGGCACCGTTTTATTATCAATAGGAGCATATTCACGGTTACCATTGTTATTCGAAATAACATTTTTCCATGAACCTAAACGACTTATATCTATTGAGGAAAGGTTTTCGTATCTGGCTATATTTCTTCCAATATTAGAGATAACTTCACGCATATTACCTGAGAAATCCCCTTGTAAGCTGAATAATTGATTTGGTTTAAAAGAATGAATCCCATCCATGGCCCCTTCTACTGTACCTTGCAATGCATCACGGACAATTGAAGATTGATTCTTAATACCAGATGCAATTCCTTGTGTCATTTGAACACCTGCAAATGCTAAATTATTGGATTTTAGTGTATTTACAAGAGACTTATAAGCATTTGTACCAAGAGTGCGACTTTCATTTTCTGCCATATAAGATGTTTTTTGAATCCCCAGCGCAAAACCTTCACTAAAAGGTTTCCCTCCTTGATCACGCGTCAATCGTGAGGGCGAGTTCACATTAAGTGTAGCTTTTAACGCTTCAAATGCACCTCTAGCTAAACTAGACGCTACACTTTGCACATTCCATTTCCCATTAGAAATACCACTAGCAAACCCACTTGAAAATGCTTCACCAGGGCTAACAGAACTAACGCTTTTTAATCCAGAATTTCCCCTCTCTGCTACATTAGAACCACTTGATCTTACTCGTCCCTGGGTATTCTCCATACCTTGAGCGAACTCATTGCCACCTTTTTGACCGTGTGGCGTACCATTAACGTTATTAAAGCCAGCATGAGCTGAAGCTACAGCTTCAAGAGCACTCCCTCGGATATAACCATTTTGATTGACGATACCACTTGCAAAACCTTGCCCCCCTTGATTACCTGCCGGGTTTCCATTAATCGTTTTAAAAGCACCATGAGCACTAGCGACTACTTGCAAAGCACTTCCTCTGATATAGCCATCTTGGCTAATTATGCCTTGTCCTAGTTCGCTACCACTTTTATTACCGCCACCACCATCATTCGTGCTACCTAAAATTCCTTCAACTGCTTGTTTCTTCCCTGTCGCCGCGGTTTCAGGAGCCGTATTAGTAGATATTCCATTAGCTTGTGTTTGACTTATATCAAATCCAACTTGTGTTAAATCTAATTTCGCTCCATTTTCAACTAGCAATGCGATTGCCTTTGCTGCTAGTTCAGCATTAGTAGAACCATTTTGCATACCTTGCACCAACGTTTGCACATTGAATTGCCCTACTTCTCCAAGATCAACTTGAACATTACTTTTAATATCTAATCCCATAGTCTGTGCGACTTGTTGTAATGGTAATGCTCCAATTTGCATTCCATTAATTAAAGTTTGTATGTTGTTTTGACCTTCCCCAGTAGCGTCAACTTTCATTCCATTTTTAACGTTTTGTTGGAAGAATTGGAATACCGTATCAAATGACAATGTTCCATTCTGAAGTCCTGTTATCCACGAATCCATTGTCATTTTTCCATAGCTGCCAAGATCAATCGTGGTATTACCTTGCATATTTTTACTTAAGAATTCTCTTACTTCTCCTGTATCCTTAGTTTTGATGCCTTCAATCCATTTTTGCATAGACTCAATACCACTTTGTGAAAGGTCTACTTTATATACATCTTTTAATTTATTGGCATTTGCGGTCGCTACAGCTGAAGAATCTAATTCACCCTTTTGGAGTTTTTGTAAGAAAGTATCGATTGTAAATTGTCCGGCTGGTCCTAAATCAATTTTCATTTGTCCATCTATTTCTTTTGCCATCGATTCTGCCAAAAGTCGAGAAGATTCTGTTCCTTTCTGCAACTCCCCCACATACATACCTATACTTTCAATTCTTGATTTACCATACTGCAATTCAAATGCTAATAATTTATCTTTATGATCCTTTTCGGCTTTTTCTTGTTCACTATTAAAACGGTTAGAAACTTCTTCATAAGTTTCTTTCCCAAAAAGATATGCTTTTGTCTTTTCGGCCCAACCTTTATTTTCAGCTTCTAGTTTATTGGCATTTGCCAAAACAATAGAAGCATCTTCAGCTTTTAAATGCTCTTCTAGCTTTTTAAATGCATCACCACGTATGGTTTGTAAATCCGATACATGCTTGGATTCATAAAGGGCAATAGCATCCAACGTAGCTTTTCTTTCCTCTGGCTTAATTTCACCTAGTTTAAATGCTTTTTCTACATTTTCACGCCAACCTTTTGTTTGCTTTTCTAAAGATTTTACACCATCATCATACACTTTAATGATGCTCTCAAATCTTTTCTTACCTGCATCTACAGATAACATTCCACCAGCTTCTATTTCTTTTGAAATAGACGTGATTTCTTTCGCCTTTGCGTAGAATTGTTGAACATTCTTATCAGCTACTTGTAATGCTTGATCAAACTTTTGAGCAAAATCTTTTGGCATTTTCATGGTATCTCCTTGATACCTTTTGATACCTTCTTCTAAGATTTTTTCGGCTTGCATAGCTACTTCAATTTCTTTATTAATTGATTCAATTATATTATTTTTGACCTTCTCCAAAGATTCCTTTGCACCCTCTGGAACAGTTCCCATCAACTGACTAAACATTTTGTTAAAATCACTTTTCTTACCTTCTAGCTCTTTAACGACTTCATTTGTCATTCGTTGAAAAGCTTTAATCGTTTCATCGGCTGCTTTATTTGCTTCTTCGCCTGTTTTAAGTTTCAAATCCATCATATTATTGATTGCTTTATCTTTTAAATCCACGTAAGCGCCAGCTGCTTTACTTGTTGCATCGCTCATTACTTGACCAAATTTCCCTACTTGAGATTCAGCCTGTTTTGATTTTTCATTCAGATCAAATAACGCTATACCCAGCGCTCCAACTGCAAGAACAGCTCCTGTTATAGCTAGAGCAATTGGATTTGCCAATAAAGCACCTACACCCATAACAAGAAAGCCTAACGCTGTAGTTACACCGGCTATCCCAAAAGCTAACAATGTACTTTTAGCAATCGTACTTTGTGTGGATTCATCTAAATTATTAAACCAATCTACTACACCTTGAACACCTTCTACCACATCAACTAATATTGGTAACAAAGCATCACCGAACGATTTTTTCAGTGTATCTACAGCACCACTTAGCTGTTCCATTTTACCTTTAGTCGTGTTCATCTTCGTCTCAGCAACTTCTAATGCTGTTACCTTTGACATTTCCGTATACATATTTTTCACACCATTTGCGCCCTCTTTATAAAGGATGTTAGTGGCACGAATAGCATCAGATCCAAATAACGTATACATGTAAGATTGTCTTTGTTCAGCCGTTAACCCTTGCATTGCCATTTGGAGAACTTCAGCAATATCGGACATGTTTTTTAAGTTTCCATTTGAATCAAAAAAGGCGTTTGTCATGATACCAGTTGAGAAGGTTAACTTCTGAAATGCTTTCTCAGCTTTTTCAGAACCAACTTTTACACCAGCTTGTTTAGCTGCGTATTCAGATAAAGATCCAGTTACATCTTGAAATGACGTTGAAGTTGGCTTAATACCTTTTTCTCCAAGAAACTGCATTGCCTTTCCAGTATCAATTGTTATTAATCCCAACTCGCTAAACATTTCGTATGCTTCGTTAGATTTAGGAATTAAGTTTGCAAGCATTGTTTTCAGTGAAGTACCTGCATCAGAACCTTTTAAACCGTTCTGTGCAAATAAAGCTAAGGCTGTTGTAGTATCTTTAAAACTTAGTCCTACACCTGCTGCCACCGCTGAAACCATCGATAAACCAAATTTCAATTCACTAACATTCGTTGCGGAAGCATTTGCTGCACCAGCCAATAGATCAGCTGCTTGAGCTACTGATAAATTATCATCCTTGAACGCATTTAGAGCTGTCGAAGCAATTTCTGCTGCATCTCCCAATTCTAATTCCCCAGCTGTTGCTAGGTTAAGAGCGCCTTCTAACCCACCATTAATAATGTCAGTTAAACTTACCCCAGCTTTAATTAACTCTTCAATCCCTTGTCCTGCTTGTACAGAAGAATATTTTGTTTTTTCTCCCATTTCTACAGCAAGTTCACTAATCTTTTTCATTTCATCGCCAGTTGCACCAGAAACTGCTTGAATATCCGCCATCTTCTGCTCAAAGTTCATCGATTCTTTCACAGCCACCGCAAGTCCAGCTCCGATAACACCAGTCATTGCTGCAAAGGTTGTTCCGACTTGACCGCCAACGTCCTGCATTTTGTTCCCTGTATCACGCATCCGTTCTCCAGTACGATGAAGGCGATTCTGTTGTTCCGCTAATTCGCGGTTTGTTTCTCTTATCTCATTTTGAATACGCTCTTGAGCTGTTTCAGCACGATTCATAGCAATCGTATTATTATCGATTTGCGTATTTAATCGCTGTAAAGCCTGACCATTTGATGTATATTCAGCTTGAAGCTGCTTTAATTCTTGCTTCAATTGTTTTGCTTCTTGTGAATTACGTCCAAAGTTTTGCACTGCTTGGTTATACTGTGTTTCAAGACGTTCCATTGATGCTGCCAATGTTAAATTGGATGCTTGTAATTGTTCTTGCTTTTGTCTTGCTTGTTCAATTTTTTGACGGTAATGCTCTACTTTTTGTCCTTGTAGAGTGAACTTTTCATTCAAATACGTTAATTTATTTTGTAACTGCTCTACAGAATTCCCAAGTAACCTAGCACGTTCACTCGTTAAATTAAACTCTGAGTCTATTAAGCGTAAACCGCGATTAATTCCTGCAACACCATTTTCAAACCTTTGGGTGTCAAGTGTGACTCGGGCACCAATTTCCATATCTCCAGCCATTTATCTCACCTACCTTTATAACCAAGCTGGTGCTTGATCAGCTGTTCGAACAACTTTTTTATCCTCTTGCTGTTGTTTGTAGCCTAATGTTTTAAAAAAGAGGACTAAATCCATTTGATTTATATCTGCTTGAGATATACCAACATCTTGAAGCATGCTATAAATACCCAGCATCATTTCTGTTGGTTTGAATGGTTCCTTCTGTTTCTCTGCTTCTTTTTTTTTGATGAATTTGTCTTTGAATCAATGGCATTGATAATAGCAACTGCTTCAGCAATACGCCCTATAATTGCTAAACAAATAGAGTAAATAGTTGAAGTTAAAAACCAAGCATGTATACCATTAAGGAAATCTTCTACTGTGAAACGACTACCAAACAATTGAACAACAAATTGAGCAGCTTCTTTTAATAAATCAAATTGAACAGTTTCAGCATTTAACTTTTCTGTCCACTCTGCCGCTGCAAACGCATCAGTAGCAGAAATGAAATTAGGTAGAAAGAAAGTTTTTTTACCAGTAGATAAATTCAAAACCAATTTAAAAGTTTCTGTTTTTTGTGTTTTTTGCATAATTGAATCTCCTCTCATAAATAAAAGGCACAGCATTTCGCTGCGCCTTCTCATTGTCAGATTTCTTAAACTTAAGGTCCTGCCACTACTGGTGGACTTGGTACTGTTTTGAACCAATTTGAAGCTACAGAAGCGTCCGCACCTGTTGATTCTTCATCCAAAATATGTCTCCAATTCCCATCTTCACGTTGAATTGCTTTACATTTCACTTTGGATGATTGGAAGTTCGGTTTGTCTTCTGCTGTTTTATGCTCGTCCTCTGGAATTTCAAATTTTGTTTTATAGTAGCAATAGAATTTGTTTTTTCCGTTGTCCTTTGGCAAGCGATATAAAATTGCTACATATGGAGCGATATCATTTACGTTATCGACCACTTGTCCTTTAACAACCTTCTTACCTAATACCTCTGCATACACTTCTAATGGCAATGAATCTACTTCAAATTCAAGTTCTACTCCACCAAAAGCTGAAGCTGTCGCTCGTGGACCACCTTCTGCGTAAAACGTAACAGATTCGGATTTAGGTGATGCTTTCCCACTTACCGTGTAACCAACTCGTTTAGGCGTGGCATAGGTAGCCTTACCATCAGGTGTTTCTGTTAAAATTGCATAATGTAAATCCCTAAAATCGATTGGAATAGCCATTTATTTTCCTCCTAGAGTTTAATGTCAGTACGAAATCTCATACCATAGTGATATATTTTCGTATCTGATTCGTATAAATTTGCTGTTGTAATACGCTTAAAACCTATATTTTTCATAGAACTATTTACCGCTTCTTTTAAATCACCCTTAACTGGCATGAAAGACCAAATATCAACTTGAAATAAAATAGTGCTTGTAGATTCCGCTCCTTCAGCGTATCTTCCAGCACCATTATCTAATTCAGAATAAGTGATCCATGTTTTGCCGTTGTCATCTCCACGAATCATGTTATAAATGTATTCTCCACCTAGCTTTTCCACAATAAAAGGAGTCGTAAGAGCACGTAACACATCTTTTTCTAAAAATCTCATACGATTTGCAACGCCGCTGCAAAGACATTTCTCATTTCATGAACTGCCTTTATTTCTGTATGGGTTACGGTCTTTTCTATGAATCCTTTATGCGGTGGATGTGGCATTTTACTGGTTCCCCAGTTTTGGAATTTCATATAAAAGTGTGGAGAATTATCATCTTTTTCCCATCCCACACTAATAGATTTGACTCCATTTCGATTCTTCACTTTACCAACAAGTACTTCATCTTTTGCATGCTTCCCTGTTCGCCAAGATTCTTTAGGTGAAGGTGGTTTAGGAGATGCACTAACTGGACTTTCTACCTCTAATGCATCTTTCACTACTTCAGCGCCCTTTTTTAACGCCGTATTTTCAACTGTTTTTACGTTTCTTCCCAATGCTTCGAAACGCTGAATAGCTTCTTGGATCCCAAAGGTCGTTACTTCTGCCATATGGATCTCTCCTCGCACACTAAACAGATTTCATTATGCTGTTCATCAACATCTATAACAGCTCTAATTTCAAATAAACGCCCGTCATATAAGACACGCATTTTCGTATCAATCCCTCTACGAAATCGCATAAAAAAATTCACTGTGTTAACCGCATTTTCGGTACTTCCAGTGAATATTTCATAATTGAATCCCTTTCCGAATGGTGTTTTTGCTCTTGCCCAAACAGTAACAACATCTTTCCATTCTGACGGAACTGGATTCCCTTCTTCATCTTTTTTATTTGTGATTTCTTGCTGAATTGTTATTCGTTTATTTAATTTACTTGGATTCATGATTATCACCGTAATTATAGTCCCTTAATTGTAATATAGTGGTTTCTAATGAATGCTTTAATGCAGGGACATTTAATGATTTATCTTGATTCTCATAGTTTAATAAAACATGCGTTATTACCGCGATTTTATATAGTGCCTTTTCACTTTCAGGAACACCAGATTGTAATAAGGATTCTTTTGCTCCATCGATTAGAAGTTGAATATCTGTATCCTCTTCATTTCCATCGATTTTCATTTTTCTTTTTAATAGCTCTAACATATAATCACCTATGATCCTGAAGCATTGGTTTTCGCTGATAATTCAACGCTTAACGGAGAATTTAATCCGTTATTTCCAACTGCTTTCACTTGATACGAATATGTTGTATCACCAGTTAGACCTGTGTCTTTATAGGTCACTGTTACTGATGTCCCTACTTGTTTTCCATTGCGAAGTATTTGATACTCTTTAATGCCCCCATCATACACAACAGGAGACCAACTAATGTTGGCCGTTGTTACTGTTATAGAATCAACTTTTAACCCTTTTGGAGTTTGGGGTGGATTAGGGTGTAACTTTAACTTCAGCGATACGGAATGCTGATTTCAGCTTAATTTTATGATCAAACCAAGCTGTTAAAACAAATAGTTCAATACCCGTTTTCACATCTTTATCACGATCATAAATCATATTAGGATCATAGTTGAAGTGAGAATATCGGAAATCACCAACAACCGGATTCACTGCTGAATCACAGAACTTAACTGGTTTCCCTAAAACTTGTTCTGGTTGGGCATTATATAAAGTAGCATTACCATTAGCAAGTGTTTCAATTATTTCTAGATAATCTGTGTAGCGCATCTCAATAGTCGCATTTTCACGAAAATCCTCATGTAAATCTGCAACTGCTGACTTAATAGCTTTATATAAAGTTGCACCTTTAACTGACTTAATGCCAGCTTTATAGAATGACATAGATTCTTCTCCAGCTTTAGGTGTTATAGCAAATGCTACTTTCTTCTCTTTTGCTGCTAAACCACTTTCTAACGCTTGATCTACAGTTTGTACTAAGTTTGTATCAGTTGCTGCTAAAACAGTCTCTGAAATAGGTACAAACACCTTAAATTTATTACGTCCGAAGGTTACAACATCACCTTCTGCTTTCAATTCCTTTGCTGTTGCTGTATCAGCAATAAAATCATCATCATCTAATGTAAATGTAACTTTAGGAATTTCAAGGTTCGTTACACTTGTAAATGTAGATACATCTCTTAATGGATTTTTAACAAACGGTTCGTGCAATAATTCATTCGTCATTGTAGTTGGAAGAATCTTTTCTCCACCTGTTGAATTTTTATCACCAAGAGCCGCTCTTGCTTCTTGTGATAAAGTACCTCCACGAATTGTAGCTCGAACCAATTCTGCTTTCGCTGCAATTACTTTTAGCTTTGGATCTTCAATAGATTGCAAACCAGTTTGATTTTGAAATTGTGCTTTTTGTTCAGCTTCCATTGTGTCATGTTGTTCTTTAATTACATTGAAACGCATTTGAAGGTCTTTCTTGGATTGTTGTAACAATTGAAGACTCTCCATGCTTGCGGAAGGATCAATCGCCTTCTGAGAAAGCTCACTCTCTACTTTTTGTAGCTGTTGGCCAATAGTAGATAAATTTTGTTTTAATTCAAATAATGTATTCTTTGAAAAGTGTTGCAAGTTACCAATAGCTAATCGAAATTTATTTTTCATTTTCATGAATGAATTCCTCCTAAAATTGTGTTTATATAGTCCGCGTTAGCTTTCGCTTCTTCGGCAATTTTTTGTCGTTCTAACATTTCGTTTGGCGATATGTTAGCTTGTGTATTTACTAATTGTTGTGGAATATTTTTGTATTCCTTCACCCATTTTTCATCTAGACATGCTGCGGCATTATTTGCTGAGATAATTTCATCACAAAGCCCATACTCCATTGCTTCATCAGCTGATAACCATGTCTCTGCATCTAGTAATTGTTTTAATATATCTTCATCTAACTTATCACCAGCACGAGTTAAATAGTGTTGCACCATCGATTGGTTAATACGTTCAATATCGTCCGCTGCTTTCCGTAGCTGATCAGCATTTCCTGATGCATATGTCCATGCATTGTGTACCATCAACATTGAATTAGCATACATAATGATTTTGTCTGAAATCATAGGTAATACTGATGCGCAAGAAGCACCTATGCCATCAATATAGGAAATAACCTTTGCTGGATGTCGTTGTAACATTGCGATAATAGCCATTGTTTCAAAGACAGATCCGCCTGGACTATTGATATACAGGTTAATCGTTTCAATACCATCACCTAATTCATCCAGTTCATTTTTAAAAGTAATAGACGATACCTCGCCATACTCTTCCCATGCATACTTTGTAATTTCTCCATAAATAAAAACATCAGCCGTTTTACCATTGGCGGATGCTTTCATTTGGAAACACTTATTCTGTTTGTTCTTTGCCACTGTTTTTCACCCCCTTCCGTTGAGTTGGCTCCATATCAATTGGATATAAATCACCGCTTACCCAAAGTTTCGAAGCATTACCACCAACAGGTGGTTCGTCTTCTTTTTGGCGCACATCATCTTGTGATAACCAACCACTCCTAATCGCGGCTTGATAATACGCTGTTCTTGAAGCTGTATCACCTCTTAACAGCCCTCCAAGGTTGAATTTAAAGTAATGCCCCTCTTGCCGTTCTTTTTTATTTAGCAACTTACGGTTCATTTCTTGCTCATACTGACGAACAATAGGAGTTAGAGTCATTTGTACAAACTGAATCATCAACTGTTCATTACTGCTATAGCTTTGTCCTTCCGTATCATTTAAAAATGTAACCGGCACATTAAAAACGTTAGCAACTCGCGAACGTGTAATTCGTTCTGATGCTAACGTGTCTGAAGCGAAATATTTCCGCTCCATTTCTTCAATATTTACACCTGGTTCTCTAAATAAAATACCACCATTTTCTTGATAAAATCGTTTAAAATCATCAATAATTTTTTGCCTCTTATCACTATCTACCTGCGTCGCATAATCCAAAATAAAACTATCTTTCTTCTGCATTTCTGACAAACTAAATTCTTGTACTGCCTTATCATATTCAAGAGTATTTCGCAAAACATCAATTGGACAAATACCTTTCCATCTTGAAATACCTGTGATGTGTTTGACATGAAACATGTTCATATTGTGGATGTAATACGTCCCTTCCATCCCACGTACCTCATACCACAAATTATTATCATCCTTATTTAAAAAAGGTGTTACATAAGCGGATTCAATAGGTATTAATGATTCCACTTGAAACCGAATATCACGAATGATAGCTGCATATCCATTTCCAGTTTCATTTCTTGAAACCTCAATTTTATTTATCCATTCAAATCCGGTCATGTTTGGATTAGGTTCATTCATTACAACATCAGACACTTGATTAACAACAGTGTCATAATCCTTATAAAGCTTTAATGGCAAAGATGCTACCGTATTAGATAATCTGCTAATCACACTAAAAATCGTCTCATTTGTAGCTAACTTTGCATTATCAATACCCCAAAACTTCCTTCCAAACCATGAAGTGAAGTTATATCCAGCACCTTTCCATCCTAATGACGCTCCTTTAATCGCTCCTTTAACACGATTAATCAAATTCAATTTCTCACCGCCTTTCTATTTAAAAAGATCGTTAACTGATATAAATTCAATATTTCCATCACCTTGTAATTGAGTTAACATCGGGATTACTTCTGTATGAGCATTTAGAAATGCTGCAAAGCCATCAATCTTTCGATATTTACTCTGTTTAGATGGTAAAAAGTTCCCGTTTCTGTCTTCCACAAGCTTTACATTATTCATATACCAACGGAAAAGACGGTTTTTATTACTGATTATTTTCCCATCCAACAATAATTCTTTTACATCCTTTAATGCTGGACTTAAAGTTAAATGTCCTTGTCGAACTGTTTCGGTTTTAAAACCATACGCTTTCAAATCTTCATTTAAACGGTAAGCATTAGCTGGATCATAAGTAATTTTCTTTATGAAGTATTGTTCAGATTGCTTAACAAACCAATCATAAACATACTCATATTTCACATACTCACCAGGTATAATAGTGAGCCAACCCTTAGCTTTAAACTCTTTAAAGCTAATATTCTCGTTATCACGATCAACTTTAGCCTGCGGAACCCAACTATGAGATAATACAAAAACCTTTCCGTCATCTAAAGGAAACTCTAAACAAGCGCTTGTAAAATCTTCTGTTGCAGATAAATCATAACCTGCAACACATTCTTTACCAGCTAATCCCTTTATATCAATAACTTCTTCATTCCTTTTTAATATCTCAATACCAACAAAGGACATTTCATCATTATCAACAAAGAGGTTAAATTGTTTTGTAATCCAGTCATTCTTTTCAGCATCCGTATGCTTGTCTGTATTCCAATCATCAATAAGCGATGGAAGATCTAGCGAAACTCCCATATTAGGATTTGCTTTAATCCATAGTTCAGGATTCTCAATTTCATCCACGCTATCCATTTCGGCCATGAAATAAAACTTTCTATCTTGGTCGATAACTCCTTCCAAAACATCGGTTGCAATTTCATAGTATTGAACAAGTGGTCCTTCAAGCTGATATCCTGCCGTAGTGATGTAAACAATCATTGGCTGTTTACGTGCGCCACGTGATTTTTTAATAACATTAATTAACTTAAAGTTTTTAAATTCGTGTATTTCATCAAAAATACCAAGGTGTGTATTTAATCCGTCTAATTTCTTACTATCTGATGCACGAGGTTCAATTTTAGAATGCGTTTTATCATGAAAAATCCCTTTCTGATTTTCCCGTAAATGTTTCCGAAGAAAGGGTGATTTTTGAACCATTGCACGACTTTCATCAAATAATTCTCCAGCTTGTTGTTTTGTATTTGCCAAAACATAAACACGAGCACCCGGCTCATTATCTTTAGCTACAGCATAATTGGACAATCCAGAAATCATTGTAGTTTTTCCGTTTTTACGTCCAATAAAAATAAGGCCCTCACGAAAGCGCCTGTAACCTGTATCTTTATGAACCCATCCATACAAAGAACCTATAACAAAGTGCTGCCACGGTTGTAGAACTAACCTTTTATAGTCACCTTTTGACGGACGACAGAACTTTTCGATATATCGTATAGGCCGGTGAGCTTTTTCTTCCTCGAATATCCAAGGAAACTCCTCAGTCCCCTGTCTCTTCAAATCATTTAGATGACGTTTACAAGACAAGATATTTTTCTTACTAGCTTTTATGTTTCCCTTCACAACTTGTTCTGCATACCAAGTTGTTCTTAGTTCAGGAGAGGGATCTACCAAAATATAAAAATGCTTTATCTGTTCATTTCGCCAATTTTTATACCACTTGGATATTTCAGATGGCTTAGAAGTCGTCGAAATCATCATCAGAGTCTCCAGTTAGCTCTTCCTGAAGCTTTTTTCGGCTTGCCCCAGTCAACCCTAGCTCTCCTAAATATTGACGAATCTGCTGCAAATACTTAGGTATCTCTGGTATCAAAGTGTGCTTAGTCAGATTTGTAGCACCTGCTTTATTTGTATACTCCATTGTCAGCCCTTCTTTTTTAACATTGGCCGCCATCTCCCTAAACATTTGATAACTGAAAGCAATCGCTTCAACTACAATGGGATCATTTTTATCTGCCTTACCTTCCACTTCTAGAACAGACCAAATACGAATCCAAGTGTCTTTTCCTACCTTTTTTAAATGAGTAGGTGGTTTTCTCTCATTCAATCCTTTATCCACGATATCACCTCATTTACATTTTATGGATAAAAAGTATTGACTCAAAAATAAAAAGCCCCTGTTTTCAGCGTTTACCCCCCTTTAGAAACACCACTTGCGCTACGCACGAAGGAGGCATCCGGTCTGGGCGAAAACGGCTCTCAACAATAAAAGGAGGGGGGCTATATAAATTCTTTGTTCGCTTTTACTTTTACGAACTGAACCTTTCTTTTGCTTTTCTTTTTCCCTCCACCCTTTTCAGGATGTTCTTTGTTGTGACATGCATTACATAAACTAATTAAGTTATCTAATGTTAATGCAAGTTCAGGATATTCATTTCTTTCTTTGATATGATGAACCATATCAGCAGGTACTGGTATCATTGGATCGTGCTTCATACACTCGCAACAGCGGTAGTTGTCTCGTATCAATACTACCCCCCTACACCTTCTCCAAGCTGTGCTGTCATAAAACTTCTTCGCTTCTTTGTCCCGTTTATACTTATCGTAGAACTTGCGTTGTTGTTTAGCTTTGTATTCATTCATGAAGCTTACCTCTCCACTTAAAAAAAACTTAGCTACATCAAAAGCTAACAAGATAATCCAGAATGGAATTAAAAAGAAGATAGCAGCAATCGATATAATAATTGTCGCTATCAACCATACAGCATCATCTATATTCTTTTGTGCAACTTCACATGTCACTGGATATATGTATACAATGACCCGACAATAAGATATGTAAATACTTCTATCATTTATCCTCATCCCTTGTGTTCATCTATTTTATAGATAACGCGATCTTAGCATTTGATATCATGCTTTTCTTTCCGTTCTCAGTTATCGTGTGACTTTCGACAAGTGGTATCTCTTTTATCATTTGAATATCCCTTTCATTCCACTCACTCCTTATCGTTCCACATCGCCTTTAGTTGTTCCATCTCATTCTTCACAGACTTATCAATATCAATAGCACCAACACATTTTTCATCACCGAAAATATAAATTCCAGAACGAGTGAGTAGCGTTTCTTTTTTTTCTGTTGTCATCCCTTTGTGATGCCCATCCTCATATTCACGCTCATACCCTACGTTTTTACCTTTATCAAATCCTTTGTCGTACGCTTCAGTTAGTAACACGTTCAGTTGTTTTTCAGTTAGTAAGTTCAGTCCAAGTAATTTCATCTCTTCCCCCCTTATCTTTCCTTAACAACAAAAAAAGACGCCACCAAAATTACGGTAACGCCTTAAATAATTAACAATGTTTTAAAGGATATTTGTCATAATTTGCCGAATACGTCTTATTAAAGAGGAGTAGTAAATAAACTTAATAAAGGTGGTAAAACATGTACAATTGTATGAACCAAGAAACATTAATTTCTATCATTCCAACATCTAGACACGGTAGAGCTTATGATATTGCAAAAGTAGAAGCAACTTTTCAATTAAATGAGCCAATTACTGAAACAGATTCATTATTAGTTCCACCCCAAATGGAACTAATCCCTCAAGATATATTTGAAATATTAAAATTAAGTCACGTCAATTTAGCACCAATGACTGAATCCTATATTAATGAGGCTCTAAGTGATTTCGCAACTGAGTCTTCTGATCCAAATCGAGATAAGGAAACTAAAGAAGATGCTATGTTAGGATTAGTAAGAAAGTACCTTACTAAGGTGGTTCCTGAACAAATCGGTTCAGATTATTTTTACAGAGTTAGCTATGAATATGCAGTATATCCTAATGAAAATGGTTCGTATTTCTTATACGCTACAGTACCATTTAAAGGATTCAATATGCCAACGACTAGCCAAATTCGCTTTATTAGCATTTTACCGACAGGTTCTACTGTAGTTAATACTACAGGTGTAGACATAAATCAACAAAGCCTTCAAGCTGATCAAGATGATGTTGCAAACGGTAAACCAGTGGTGAGTTACTTCTGGCAAAATGATCCTGACTTTATGGTCGAATACAGATACTAATTAGAATTAATACTACTTCTCTTTGCTAGGGCTCAACGTCCTAGCTTTTAATTTATCCTTACATAGTTACTCTTCGCTATGTCTATTCATATTCCTCTAATGATTTCTTCGCCCACAAATACGCTGTTTCAGCATTTGTAATCGCTACCCCCTTTTCTCGTCCATTTGGACAAACAACACCGATTGTATACATAAATCTCTCTAACGCATCTTTTAAAAGCTGATTCTCACTTACTTTTTTCATTCTTCCTCTTCCAAAAATAAAAAACACCCGAATGGATGCCTTACTATCGTTTATTTAATTATCTTTCAATTTCGGTATGTGAAGTTTTATCCTTCTTCCAGTTACTTAATCCTATGCTGATTTGCATCAACAGCATTAAGTAACTGGAAGAAGAGCAAAAGTCCCTCTCCGTTTACACAACAGATTTGACTTTGAATCGAAAACAAGAAACAACATCTCATTCAATCCTCAACCATCACCCATAGCCTAACGATCCATTTGAGTTATAAAGGAATGTGAAAATGTTTTCCGCCACTTCTCACAATGCAAATATATCATGTTGAAAACCAAAACGTGTCCGTAAATAGTTCGCAAATTGTCCGCGAATAGTTCGCGAATCATATATAATAATCTTTAGAAAGGGTGATTGATATTTTTATGAAAACTATTAAATTAGCAAAGCAAACAATGGTCGATGAATTTGAGGTAGATGGATTTTGGTTTGCCCCAAACAACCCAAATCATAAAGTACAGGGAACGCTTTCGTTTTCCCCACAAGATGCATCGCTTAATTTACTCGGTAGTTTAACCCAAAGTGAAGATAATCCACTTGGTCTTCGTTCAAAAGTCGATTTTGATACTTTACATGGCGTAACATGGTCTGGAGAATCAGTTTGTTTATTTAATATTCATCGAGCATCTAATAGAATTAACAATTCCGGATTTCGCAGTCAAACATATAGGTTTAAATTCATGATTGTTGGTGGATATTTTTCTTCTATTGAAGAGCTAATGTTTCAAAAAGTTTCTTTTAACAGTACTTATTTAGAAAGTTTCATGAATACATCAGCATTTACCCATAAATTTGAACATAATGAGGAGGGGATCTTGGAAGGTGCTAGCACTTCATTTAAGTACCCAGAAAGAAAAAAATGGGATGTCCCTAGTATAGACTGTACTTTTGCAACTAGTTCCCATTTTGCTTTCGATACAAACGATTATAAAAAAGTAGATATGGAATATAAAGCTTTATTAGAATTAATATCAAATTCAAGCCAAAACTATTACTGGTTCTTAAAGAAAATATACAATCTCTTAAGTTTAATTTCTCTTTTCACTGGGAAAGAACAATTCTTAAAAGACCTATCTTTTAAAATTGAAGATACACCTGAGGTTCAAAATAATAAATTTAAAGTCTTCTTTACACAAAAAGAATTTAAAGAAGAAAAAGACCTGGATACATATAAGAGCATAACATTCCCTGATATAGAGAATGATTTAGCTAATTATTTGAATAAGTGGTACCTTCTATATAACGAATTAGAACCTTTATATAATCTATACATAAATACTAAGTTTCATGGCATTTATGACGAATGGAAATTTCTTAATTATACACGTATTCTCGAAGGCTATCATCGATTAAAATTTACAGATAGTACTTTCTGCAATCCTACAGACTATAATCCAATTAAAAATGCAGTTATATCTTATCTAGAAGAAATAATAACTGATGATACACTGCAAAATTTAAAGAAAAATATGCAAAATTCTATTTCTTATGCTTATGAGTACCCTTTTAAAAAGAGACTAATTGAGATTGCTAATTCAATTGACGAACCTATTTTCAAAGGGATTTTTAAAAGTAAAAAAGATATGAAAGGGTTTATGAATAAAGTAAAAGACACAAGAAATAAAATGACACATCCTCAAACCGAAGATAGTAATATTTTTATTGATTTTAAATTATATCTAGCCAATATTAGATTAAGTGCTTTAATTAATGCTTTAATATTAATAGATTTGGGATTCCCCTCTGATTTTATTGAACACAAATTGTCTTATCTCTATTATCCTTTAAGCACTGCAAAAAGAGAGCTGAATTCATAAACAAAAAAACGTGTAGAAAGATAATCTCTTCCTTCGCTTTTTTTGATTTAAGTAAATAAGATTTATTTTTGGCCATTATAAAACGCATTAATCTTTAATGTTTTTTATATTTTATGCCCATTTTCATTAAAACTGAATTAGCTATAAACTAGATTGTGTTAAATTCACCTATTGGGTTTAACCTTAGATATAGCAATATCTTTCGCATTTTATAAAAATGAATTTGACACTTTCTGTTTAAAGCTAATTCATTAAGTGATAAAAAAATAAAGGAATTAGATTCTGAACTTCCTTTGGTAGTCATTTAATGTATCTTGCTCCATTCCGATATATCTCAATGTTTCTTTCTGATCTGTATGATTTAACATCTTTTGCAAAGCGACTACATCTTTAAATTGTTTGTAATGATGATACCCATATGTTTTTCTAAGTGAATGAGTCCCTACTCGTTCTAATCCAAATTCTTCTGCAGCTTGATTTAATATTACATAAGCCATTGCACGAGTAATCGGTTTATTCTTTCCGTTTCTACTCTTAATGAGATATTCATTCTTTGGTCTTCCTTCTGTATAATTCCTGATAGCTCTCTTCAGTTCTGAAGGCATTTTCACATCTTTGATCTTCCTTGTTTTCTTTTCACGTATTACGATATTCCATCCCTCAACATCCCTAACACGTAAACGCAATATATCCGATATTCTGAACCCTGTATTAATACCAAGAAGAAACAGAATATAGTTCCTCTCATTCTGTTTCTTATAGAATTCCTTTATTTCTTGTATTATTTCTTTATCTCGAATTGGCTGTACAATGTTCATACACTTTGCCCCTCTTTTTGTCTACGTGTTTTTTGAAATACCTCTTTCTTTAGATTGAAAGCTAAACGCAATATCGCACGACCTTTTAACTTGTAATACTTTGTTTTACCTATACCTAAGTCCATCCAGATGTCTGGGTCATATCCAATGTCATCTTCCATATAAAACTTCACGATTACCTCACGTTCATCATCTCTTAGGCGATTCACGGCATCATACAACCAACTCATAAATTTATTTCTTTCTTGTTCATACTCAATTCTTTCAATTGCAATGTTTTCAGTTGAGCTATTAAACTCGTTTGTAATTGGTGGAGGAACAATAGAATATGATGGCGTCACTTTTGGCAGCATATCACATGGCATTGTCGCTAAGTATGTACGATACTCAATAAATACTTTTTCAATTTCTTGTTTTGTTCTTTTCCCATCCACGATTGGCATTTTAAATGATAGTTGTTTATTCATATTAAATTCCTCCATTATTATTATTTTTGTCTTAATGCTCCACGTCTACGTTCATAACGTGGTCCATGAACTCCCATTAACTCTTCAATTTCACGAGTACTAAATTTCTCTTTTCGCTTTTTCTTGCTTTTCTTCTTTGCTTGTTTTGATTGCTTTTTCCACTCACGTAGCTGATCCTTTAGCACCTTCATATCCCCATCTCCCTTTTCAAAATAAAAAGGACACCTATTCATAAAACAGCTATAATTGCTGCTTTAATGAATTGGTGTCCTCTAGTTTTCTAGCCGGACGATATTCAATTTTCATTTACTTGATAATACCTGCTTGTACAAATATGTTCCTCCAAGCTTTATTAACTTGGTATTTATCTACGTCTTTCGCACGACGAGCAATCGCTTTTCTTGTTTTCCGTTTCTTTAAATTAGCAATTCTCCTAACCTCACTTTCTATTCAAAGGATTATTTTGTTCAGATTCCGGTAAAGTGTTAATATTCTTCATAAAGGAGGTCTACTAATGAAAAATCCCTGGAAGAAAATCTCTTTAATTGCTTTCATAGTAATTGTCCTTTGAATAATTTTATATTTTGGTGGCATGTCATTTTTTTGGAATCAACCCTGAATAAAACTCAATATTTCGTCAATACTGTAGATGACATGGTGATCTTTTCTCTGTTTTCCTTGGATGAGTAGTTAGCCTTTGCTAGCTGCTCTTTTAATTGCACATTTTTGTCTTAATGCTCATATATTATTGAGAATTAAAAAGTCATCTCATATTAAAGGAAAAGTATTCTTTTTCATTACTCCACTCCCTCTTTAAAGTACACCGTTTGAATAAGGTCTTTAAAGAGGGAATACATTTAAAAATCTTGGTTACACTGTAAACAGGCTGGTGAATAGCCGACTTCCGATTTTACTAATACCTACTCTCCATCTATTACCTTGGGCCAAGCAGTTAGCTTTTGCTAACTGCTCTTTTATATTGAGTTAATAATAAAATTCAGGTCTTATTTCTTTTTTCACACCATATACTTCTAACCTAGACCCAGCTCAAAGTGTTACCTCCTATCTTAAAGAGCACTTATGCATGGTGCTCTTTTTTAATTTCCTTATTTCTACAAAATGAAATTTTTGTTACATATATCTACAGAAAATGACATCAATAATGAAAAAAATTGGCATTAATAAATTGATTAACTTTACTCTTTACTTTGTAATACGGTATTAAAATATTGACGATTATACACCACTGCTGGATGATCTGGTATATATTTTGCCGCCAACTCATTATAATGATAGGCTTTTCCATAGTCCGCTAAATGACTATAGCACAAGGATAATTGGAAATATGGAACCCAAGTATAGCTTGCGGGATTGCAAAGTAACGCCTCAGTAGGACAAGTGATTCTTGTAGCCGCTAGATACCAACGAATCGCTTCCTTATATTTTTGTTGCGCCATCATGGCATCCCCTATGCCTACACACATTTCTCCTCTTGGAGTTCCATATTGAAATGTTCTCATATACGCTTCTATCGCCTTATCCCATTCCAGAAGTTTTGCATAACAATATCCTAAATTTCCATATACATAGATATAGCCTTCTTCCCATCCCTCTTTGCTCTCTAATACATTTTTATACTGCTGAATTGCTTCCTCATAATTTTTTCTGAACATACATTCATTCGCATAATTAAACTTATCTATATTAGTAGCTTCTTCTGCTTCAACTATGGATTGAAGAATTTTAAAGTTCTGACCAATCCGCGGCCTTTCTTTACAATGAGTAATAACTATATCACTATGTAATGTATTGCCTTTGGCCTGTATTACTTCATGCACCTTGTTAGTCCATTGGAAATTTCTTGAGCGTTTCACAAGCCTATGACGAGTTGTAATATATAGCGGTTTACCATCTAAACCCACTCCCAAATGATAAAACATTGAAATTGCATCAATATCAGGATCTATTTCTTGTTTTAATTTTAATAATTTCTGCTGCTCTTTTTCGAATAACACATCATCAGCATCTAGCCATAAAATATAATCTTTTTTTGCTTTAGAAAATGAAAAATTTCTAGCTGCCGCAAAATTATCATTCCACTTATAATCATAAATGTTGGCTGTATACTTCCGAACAATATCTTTAGTTTTATCTGTAGACCCAGTATCTACAATAACTATTTCATCAACTATATGTTGTACTGAATCTAAACACCTTGCAATAACTTGCTCCTCATCCTTTACAATCATACATAAACTAATTGTTATTTGAGTCAAGATAACCACTCCCTTTGATTTACTATATTCAGGACCTAAAGAGAACTTATCTTCATAAATATATTTTTGTATATTTAGACACCAGATATAAAATGAAATTTTTATATTAATCTTCATCTAACGCGGTAACAGTTAAATAAATACGAGCTTTCTTTCTACTGGCCACTCTCTTTCTATAAGCTGGTGTTTTATAAAAGAGTATTGTCTTAGGAAGTACGCCCAAATGTCGAGCGCACTCCTGTACAGTTCCGATACATATTAGCGATTCACCCTTATAAATAGCGTACTCCTTTAATTCCATTAGCTAACTCCCCTTTCTATTAAAATGCAGTTTTAATTAAGTTTTCTTTCCTGCATATTTTTTCGAATTCTGTTTATACTATAGTTGTAACTTTTCGTTACAACTTATATCTGTATCCAGTGAAACTTCTAAAATTGTACAACCGAGCAGTTAGCTACTTCAGCTAGCTGCTTTGTTGTGCTGAATGAAGTAGCTATAAAAAGCTTTCTCAACATCCACATCATGGGAATAAACTACCTTTTATGGTAATCTATTGGTAATCCCATAAAGTTCTATCGTTCCATTAAAAGGACCCATACCCCTTATCGGGTCCTTTTTTAACGTTTTCTAATAAAATAGCGTTTTTATTAAAAACTTCTCACATTTAAACCGGACAAGCATATGTTGTTGTATGGAGACTCTCCACTCATACGATTCTTACCTTTCTTATCTAGAGCACACTTATTTGTGTGCTCTTTTGTATTTGCTATGAAATAACGATTTTGTTAAAAACTTTTCACCTTTTAATTGGACAGGCATATGATGTTGTATGGAAGCACCCTTTCATAAAAATCTACCTTTCTTGTTAAAGAACATACTTACATGCGTGCTCTTTTTTTGCTGTAAAATGACTATTTTTTCAATATTGCCTTGGCACTCTATACAAGAAAATACATACACTATATTAGGCTGACAAAATGGACATTGTGAGCTATCATCTCATTTCAACAGTTCTTGGTCAGAGAGCGCCTTTCTCCCAAGGCGCTCTTTATATTTAAATAAGGGTTTTGTATTACTTAATGAGTCACGTCACTGATATCAGCAGTTATCCAATCAGTATCAACATCTTCAATTGGTGGCATTTCTCCCAAGCGCTCAAATGCTATCTTTTTCTTTTTTGCAAGTGATTCATCTAAATTGCTTTGTCTCTCAAGGATTCGTCTTAAACCTTCACCAGCTTTTGCTAAAACCCTCATTGTATCTTCCTTAGTACTTGTTGCCATCAAAATCCTCGAATCAATCGGAATGCTTATAGCATGTATACCTGATGTTACTTCCGAAATATTAATAGAATCACTTAATGGAATAGCACAAAAACGATATTTCCCCACTTTAATTTCATGACCAACTGCAGGTACCCATTCATCAAACGCTAGATAAAAACGTTGAGCTTGCTCATTCACCTTAATTTCCATTTCTTTTCCCTCCAAAATAAGAATTTTGTTTAAAATTCATTAACCTTATTGATTCCTTTGAATACATTATTATTGCAAGGAATTCCATAGAGTACTCTCGTCCAGTCACCTCGAATTCCTTGCATACCTTGTGTAAATAACCCGTTATAACTAGCGGGTTATTTTATTTTTGATTACAAGATAACTATTTTGTTCAAATTACTTATACCAGCATTCGTTTATATACCAAGCTCTATGCCAATCATCATCTGTACTTTCTACTGCTTTGTTATGATTATTAGGATCAACTGGTAAGCAATACACTTTTGCATTATCTGGATTACTTTTTTCATCTTCAATTTCGATTTGAGTAACCTTTAAGTGGTAATCCATAACTCCGTTACTGAAAACATCACCTACAGCAATATGCCAACCACTCGTTTCTAACTCTTCAACATATTTCATCTCTCATTCCCCTTTACGAATAAACTTTTTTCACATTACACATACTATCCTCAAGTCAGTTACACTCTTTCAAAACGGAGCCTTCCCCTCCGGATTGTTTAGGCACTCGGCAGGTAACTTAGTCAATTACCTGCCATTTTCTATGCAAATAACGCTTTTGTTATAATTCAGCCATTTCTCTAATGTCCCGGATACTTAGCGAACTATGCTTTGCTGGCGTTTGATTTTTCATTTCAATCCCTGACATGACGTTCACGATGCTTTTAGCAAAAGTTCGTGGATTCATAGACTGGTCATATTGTTTACTTTCCAATTGTTCAATACGATTTTCATAATGCACTTTTAACTCGTTCCACATTTTTTCGTAATCCATTTTTACCCCTCACTTTTCTACAAAATTCAAATTTTAAAAGAATGCTAGTTGACCACCCGGTCTTTCTAACAATGAAACAAGTTCCTGCTTTGGTGTTTCTTTAATTTCTTCTGGCTCTGCTGCCAATTCCTCAAAATTAGCAAACCAATGTATTGGAAAACATCCGCATAATTTTTTACGCTCACCATCATGCCAGAAGAAACAATGATTACCTTTAGGCTTTATAATGTAATCCTTAAGCGGCTTATTTTTATAACCTTTTGTTCGCCAAATCAGTTGCGCTCTATACAGTAAACCTTTATCTAAATTAGGTGTATTAACTTGCGGTTCTGGTGTCCAAACTTCTTTTTCCACCACTTGAAATCTCTCTGCTGGGTAACATCCAAAATGCGATTCTTTACGATCAAATTTGCTGACAAAGTAATGATTAGGCTTTGCTGGGAATAAAAAATATTCTTCATTTATTCCCAGTAACACTGAATGGTCTACATCTATGCATATACCCTTCATCTCTTAATACCTATTATTCTGACGCTGATGATTTACTTCGTTCTTCTTGTAATAACCTTGTTCAATTTCTTCAAATGTGAATCCTAATTTTCTACCTAATCCTAAGAAGGAGTATAATAACTCTTCATACAGTTCGATATCTTGAGTTGCACGAAATTCCGATACAGCTTCATATACATTATTAAATTGATTGACTATAGAATTTGATGCGTAAACTCTTGATTTAAGCTCCAACATTGCTAAGTTATATTTTTCAGGTTTAAATCCAATACCATTTCCTAATGATGCTATAAAGTGCAACCCGTCTACATATTCCATTAAAATGACTTCTTTTTCACTAGGACCTTTATTGCTCCAATGCTTAAAGCATCTTGTTTCATTTGCAAGTTCTCCAATTTCAACCTGTAGAGCAAGAATCATATTGTAAAATAATTTTTGCCCTTCCAATCCATGCTCCTTAACGATTCTTGTATCCAATACCTTCTGCATTCCGAATATTTTAATTAAGTTCATTTTCATTCGCTCCCTCAATAATTTAATTAAGCAACTCTTTTTTCCGTATCTATTAAACAATTAAGCATGTATTCTAAGCCAAATTGATCCAATATTAATGCTGCTACTTCAACTTGATGCCTTCCCAACCTGTTTGCTATATCTTCAACGTTAAATCGTTTTTTCCATAAATCTTTAAAACGTTCTATTTCGTCCTCATTCCAAATAAAATTTACTTCTTCTAAGGCGATATAAACATAAGGAGGTATTTCTTTTTTCTTTTTATTCCGAATATTTTTGTCACCAATTTGTCCTAAACCCATTTTCCGATTATAGATTTTTAACTTATCGACTTGATCTACAATAAGTGCCGCTACTTCTATTTGCTTTCTTTTAAACCTTTTGGAAATCTCTAAAAGTGTGTAGTTACTATTCCAAAGCTCCCGAAATCGGAAGACCTCTCTTTGATCCCATAAGAAATCCACTTCTTCTAAAGCAACATGAACTTTAAAAGCCGACATTTCCAACACTCCCTTTAATAGCTAATTAATTTATCTTTTCATTAGAAGTAGTTTTGACATGGCCAACCTTGCCGTTAACCCAAATCACAACTTGTTCACCAAAACCGCTTTCCGGTGGGTTAAATGCAAGTACCTCACCGTCTTTTACCACAAAGAGTTTATTATTTGTAACATCAATCTCTTTTTTCATATGTTCCTCTCCCTTTTACTACCGCATATACTCGACAACATCGGGTTTAAATCCATTTCCTAAATAAATCCGTACTGGAATTATTTCTTTTTTATCCCTTGCTGCCTTACACAATTCTTCTGCTGTTTCCCAGTTAAAAAGCTTATCTACAGCTCTTTGAAATCTCCAAATTGCTATTACATATTGTTCAAAGATGTCATAGCGATCATCTTGTTTAGTTGTGCGCGGCAATTCATCCGTACCCTTTGCATTTCTTGGAACTTGGACACGTACATCTGCATATGTAACGCGTCCAGTTCCTTTCTTAACATTGGCTTTCATTACATCAAACTCACAAATTGCTGGCTCTACATCGAAAATATTTAATTGCTTAGGCATGAGCCTTCTCACTCTTTTGAAGAATGTCCAGCAATTCACTTACGCCTTCCTTGCTCAAAAACATTCGACCTCCCAGTAATTCCATATTTGATTCAGAAACTTCACCCGTTACAAAGCATGACTTTTCTTGTTTTCTTAAAACGATGTTTTCCCCTTCAACATGAAAGCCTAATGCTGTACCTTCATTAATCCCCAAAGTTCTGCGTAACTCTACTGGAATTACTACACGACCTAGCTCGTCCACTTTTCTTGCAACACCTGTGTTTTTCATACCTTACTCCCCTTTAGTATTTTTATATTTGCTTAATATCTCATCCAAACGTTTCTGATTATCTTCAAGATCATCACCTTGAACTTGCTGAGGTTGTTGTATCAGTTCAGGTTCTTCCCGTTGATGTAACCATTCTGGTACAGCTTCCGTTCGTTTGGTATAACCTTTACCAGTGCGCTTTTTACTTTGTTGTTGTCTTCGGAATTCTGTTTGCGCTGCTTCTACGTCTTGAATTGTTTTAAATCCTTGTTGATGCCAATCTTTTAGAATCCCTTTTGTATAAGACCAATTACGTTTATTGTTTTCTAAGGCAATTTTCATTGCTTCAACTACTAACGATTGGTTAAGATCATCTATCCATTGATTAATTTCTTCTCCCATGAATGGAGATATATGTCCGAAATTCTTCATATAAAAATCAATTGCGAGATTTTCTACTACTAGCGGTCCTTCTTGTTGTAATTTTTCTTTTTCTTTTTCTTTTTCTTTTTCTTTTTCTTTTTGTCCACGTATCGTGGACGTATCGTTAGACGTATCGTCGAATCCTGCAAAGACACTAATTTTTTGAACCAATTTATCGTTTTTAGTTCTATCTAATATAAGTTTAACTAAAGATAAATCCTTAATTGTTTTTAACTCTTTTTGAATACAATCCTCAATGGGTTTTCCGCCTTTAATTAAGTTGTATTTCCCCCAGTTAAGTATGCATATTTCTCTGGTTTCTTCGTTGTACACTATTAATTCATGATGTTTTGTAAAACGATCTAGCAAAGATTTAGCACTTTCTATGGAATAACCTAATTCGAAAGCCATTTGTTTCCTTGTAATCTGATATACACCGATTTGAGTTGTATGTTCATTCGTCATTAGGTACAGATAAAAATATCTATCCTCTGGTGTCATCTCTTCAGTAACCTTTGGGTCTGACCAAAATGTAGTTTGAACATGTCTGTATTTAGCCATTTCTTTACCTCCCCGCTCAAACTGCCACATATGCCTGTCCACTTTTGATAATTCGTTGAATTGCATAATGCGGAAGCCAACACTGAAATAATTCTCAATCATTTTTTAAAATTTATCCTTATCTTTTGTTACTTCCTAAAACTTTTTAGATAATAAGACTTGATAAGTTACTTCTTCCATATACACTTCACTGACTGTCCGTGATATACTTATGCTATTGTTTTATATTGCTTTTCAACTTGAGACCCATTGCCGTGGGTCTTTTCTATTTGTTTCACATCACTCCAAGCCCAACGCTTGATTGGCTCATAAGTTACATACCCTATCCACGCTAGTGTGGAAAATCCCAACCCGAATATCACTAGTGATAATGTTGATTCCACAAGATCACCTCCTTTCAAGATAAATTCAATCTATAATTAATCGTCAATTTCGACTGTCACGCATCGAATCTGTGTTTTTATTGGAATATCTTGCATAAGTTTGATAGACGAAATCGGTTCACCAGCCTCAATCAATCGTTTAACCATTTGAATTCCTTCTGTTTTTGAGTTACACTCATATACATTTGAACCATGCCCTCTATCATGAAGCACAAAATATTTAGTTTCTTTCATTTTCATCCCCTCCTATAATTCAGCTGATAGTTGATTATTAATCTGTACAATTTCTTCACTTAACACTAACGGTAATTCATATTTCATAATCATTCTCTTAACAGCATCTAAATATCGACGTTTAATAGCTTTGTAACTCTTTACATCAAAGTGACGACGTAACTCCCTGTAAATGTCCTTATACACCTTGTCACGTGTACTTTTGGTCTGATATGCGTTTGCTTGTTTTCCACCTAATAATTGAACTACCGTTTTATTTACTGTTTTTACTACTTCATCACATTCCGTAGCATATAAAGGTGTATTCTCTTTCAAATCTTTTATCTCAGTTTTGACGTGAGTAAGTTCTTTCTTTTGACCTTCTAACACATCGAATGTAAGTTTTAAAATACTCATTGGATCGGTAGGTAAGTATTTTTGTGATATCATGTTGAAATATCCATCTACAAACTGATCGTATAAATTCCATGCTGTATCATCTTCAAGAATTTTTAATAGCTTTGCGTACCCTCGTTCAGATAGGATGTAGATGTTATTCGAGTTAGCAATTGATTGCTTTGTAAATCCGAGTTGTTCTAAACTCGGTCCGCCAAACGGACTCACTTTTAAATCAACGATATCAATACCATCTTTAAATCGTGAACGGTTTTCATTAATCCGTAGATTGATATGTTTGACTTCTTTCCCATGAATTTCAGCAATTTCTTTCACTAACATCGCCTTCTTACCTTCGCCAAAACCACCCTCAATTCCAGTAAATTGATAACCTGCGATAATTTGCTTTCCTAAAATATGTAGTTCGTTTGCTACTGTTAATTGATCTGTCACCTTTTATTTCCTCCTTATAACTCTTCGAAATATTTATTAAGAAATTCTTTCATTTCTTTCGCTTTAAATAACCACCTATTATTCTTTTGTTTAGCAAACGCTTGAACTCTTGGATCAGTAACAACATACTCCATTAACCAGTCATAGCTACGACTTGTTTCATATTGAAGTCTTTTCATATCCCACCAAGTTCCGACTCCCATATCCGCTAAACGCTCATTGACTTGACGAGTAACCTCTTTTTGTAAAAAGCTATCGTCAATAATGACTTGTACTGTTGCTGACATTAAGAAACCCCCTCATTTTCTAAAATTCGGTTTATTTTTTCTTTCACTTTTTTTCCTTCTCTTTTACCGTGTAAAATATCAGAGAGATATGGACCAGAAACGTTAAGCATTTTTGCTAATTCTCCTTGTTTCATTCCATTAACAAATAGCCACATTTTCACTTTCTTACCAAAAAATCTATCCATACCACACCTCCTTCTATACATTTAGCTAATTTTTTAGCTTTCTATTGACTATTACTATCCAATTAGATAAAATCAAGGCATAGCTAAATAAACCAAGTCAAATTACCTTTTAAACGTTGAGGTACGTGCTATATAAGTTTAATTTGTAATGGTTTTGCGGCTAAATAATTAGCTTATGAACACAGTTTATAATCCAAACGGATAAAAGTCAATATTTTTTATACGTTTGGATAAAAAAGCGTTGTTATGGGCTTTATTAGGGGTGGCTCAAATGTCTACATTCAACACAATTAAAAATCTCGCAAATAAGAAAGGTGTATCATTATCTGATTTAGCAAAGCAACTAAACATGGGAGAAAATTCACTATATAAGTGGAAAACGCAAAAACCTGCTATTGATAAACTTCAATTAGTAGCAGATTATTTCAACGTCAGCGTTGACTACCTATTAGGTAGAACCAGCAAGGATTACTGGGAACTTACAGAAAAAGATGAAAAAGACATTCAAAAGAAATTAGAAGAACTAATAGAAGATATGAGTGCTGCAGATGCTCTAGCTTTCTCAAAAGACTCTGAACCAATGTCCGAGGAAACAAAACAGTTATTAATTATCTCATTAGAAAACTCTCTTAGATTAGGAAAAGAAATGGCTAAAAAGAAATTCACACCTAAAAAGTACAGAAACGAAGATTAAAAGGACGGTGCCTGGTTGTATATCAAACAATACATCAATTTAAAAATCCAAGAACTTATCACAAAACACGAAACCAGAGATCCTTTTAAAATTGCCAACATATTAGGTATTGTTGTCTTATTCGAAGAATTAGGGGATATTTACGGATACTACAACAAAGTATCACGAATCCCCTTTATACATATAAATAAAAAATTATCAGAAACAATGCAACGCTTTACCTTTCTACATGAGTTAGGACATGCTTTGTTACACCCTAACGAAAATACCCCTAAACTCTCAGCAGTATCTCTTCACTCGGAAATGAGGATAGAGTTTGAAGCAAATTATTTTGCAACTAGATTTCTTATAGATGGAAGGCATCACGATTATAACCTTCGAACAAAACATCAAGTGCTACGATTTTATGGCATCCCTAAAGAAATGGAACGTTTTATTTAACGATCCATTTCTTTATATCCGAACTAAGAACTATTGTTCTGAAAATTATAAAGGAGTGATTTAAATGGCTAGTTTCAGAAAACGTAATGATAAATGGGAATATCGAATTAGATATAAAGAAATGGGGAAATACAAAGAAACTTCAAAGGGTGGGTTTAAAACAAAAAAGGAAGCTCAACTAGCTGCTGCTAAAGTAGAGGAAAAATTAGCAAACGGGCTTGGCGTAAACAATTGTAATATAACATTCAATATCTATATGTATGATTGGTTAGATACGTATAAAAAAGGAACTATTTCTGAACAATCATATAAAATTTACAAAAAAAATATTCGATTATATATATTACCTGCATTTGGTAACATAAAATTAAAAGATTTAACTCGTGTTAAATATCAAAAGTTCATAAATGATCTTCTAAAAAAACTTAGTAAGCAAACAGTATCACTAATCAATGCTACAATGCACAATGCATTAGAAATTGCAGTTAATGAACTTGAAATTCTCACTAAAAATCCGACAAAAAAAATTAGTATCAAAGAATATCAGGTAATCGATAAACGAACAAAAATTAAATGTTTTGACATTGATGAATTAGAATCATTCTTAAGCTATGTTTTAAATGAACAAGCTACTTTTAAATACTATTCTCTATTTATGTTTTTATCGAGAACTGGCTTACGAATTGGAGAATGTTTGGCATTACAATGGAATGATATAGAATTTGAAAAAAAACAAGTCTATATCAACAAAACATTAATTTCCACTCAAAGAAATCAGTCTATAAAATTCGGACCACCTAAAAATAAAAGTAGTATCAGAACACTTACTCTGGATGATTCTACATTAGCACTTTTAAAGAAATTGAAAAAAGAACAAGCTAAAAACACCTTAAGAAACGGGAAATATTATAAAGATCATAACTTTGTATTTACCAATGAAGATAACTCTTGTATGTTGCAAGCATCAACGCTAGCTTTTTTTAAGAAAACATGCAAAAATGGTGGATTCGAATATATTACATTGCATGGTTTCAGGCATACACATGCTGTGCATCTGCTACAAAGTGGAGCGAATATAAAATATGTTTCTGAACGTCTGGGGCATGCCACTATCAACATGACAGCTGATGTTTATCTACATGTAACAAAATCTATGGAAGAAACCGCAGTAAATCAATACGATGATTTTTTGAAATCCCGTGGGCAAATTGTGGGCATGAGGATTTGATAATATGTCCAAACCTCTTGATAGAGCGAAATTTAGACATAAATACTGATAATAATTCATTTTCATTATTTGTTGCTACCCTTTTGCATTCTGGCAGTAATGTGAAATGTGAAAATTTCCGCTGAAATTCTTTAAATAGATATCCTTTCTCCTTTACTTTTATACCTAGCTTTTTTTTAGTACCTTGCACTTTATATATTCTCTCATTATACGGAAGTAATACTCTTCTGTTTGTTCCGACAATATAATCTTTCGGATATTGGACAATATGGTCTAATTCAATTTCTCCACCTATTTGAAAATCATCTTTTAATGTTCTAAATAACTTAATCCATTTCATACCGTTTGTAGCTTGTTGTACTTTTAACTTTACAAACCGCATTTTTTTATTATCTGATGCAAATTCTGAAGTAGAAATCAATATCATGCCTCGTTTTCGTCGCAAAAGTAAAGGGATATCCGGATGGTTATATTCTTGGTAGAATCTCCGAATACTACTGTAACCTTTAATAATGGAATATTCTCACCACCACGAGTTATACATTCAAATCGGTATACATAGGCGAAAAAGTCTTGTGTTTTTTCATCTTTAATCGGCTCTGACATTGCCTCACAAATATTTTGTGATCGAAGTGGAGAAAAATAGATTTCTTCATTTTTATTCTCAATTCGTATAGGTTGTACACAAAAAACATGTGAAATTAATGCGGGTACCCATTTAGAAAACGTTTCACTATCATGTAATACTGTTACATTCGAAATCAAATCGTCATGCCATTCATATTTTGGCGGTTCCATTAATTGATTCGGTTTCCAATCATGAATGACCTCATACCAACTTTGAAATATATAATCAAGTTGTTCTTGCCTAATTGGTTCTTTTGACACAATCCATGGCGTATTTTCATTTAATACATACGGATTATGCTGAATAAACAATATATCAGAAAACATATCATACAATCTTTCATTTAAACGCTTTAACTTATTAGTTAATAAAAATGTCTTGTAATGTATCTCTACAATGTCTAGCCATTCAATCGGAAAATATATAAATGATACATGTTCCTTTAAAAGTGGCTCTACTATATTTTTAAATGTTAATAACCGTAATTTTTCCATGTATTGAGTACTTCCTCTCTTCATTTATCTTGATTATCAAAAAATGAGAAACACCAATTACTGAATCTAAACAATTTAAAATTAAAAGTCTAAAAGAAGAATTTAAAACAATTTATTATAATAATACGTTATTAAAATAACGCTTTTAAAAGTTACACGTAATTATCGAATACATCACCCCTAACATCTCAAATATATTACTTACACATTATACATTACATTGTTATATATTGTATTTACGTTTTACAATAATTTTACAAAAAACAAATATAAAAAATGGATTGCCTATACTTACTAGCAATTCCTCTATTCTTTATCCAATTACGTCTCACTTTATTAAGCCTAAAAATGGTGATTTACCACGTTTAGACAAATACTTCTTCGAAAATACAATGTTTTATAACGAACAACCGTATTGTGAATTAGTCAGCGCTCAATTTTTCGAATTAGACTTTTCACCTTGTCCTACAGAATTAAACTAGCCATTTGTAACTAATAGAATTTCTTATTGTTCAAAATTGACCTACTTAAAAATTAAGTTGATGGACATGCGGTCTTACCCTTATTAGTATGACTAATAATGCTATAATCACTCATATAAATCCTGAAACCAGTAAAATTTTAGTTAGCTTCTCACATATAAATTGGACAAGCATACGCTATTGTATACCCCCCACTCATAGAAAGATAGAATGTATTAATTTTCTCAATTCACTAATGGAAAAACCTTAATAAAAATATCTTCATATTTATCGAATATAGTTTTGAATTCTTATAAACTATATAATTTTGGAGTTGGTTCATACGTTACAAAAAACTGATCGTATTATCATTATGGTCCCTCCACTTTCACAAGTGTTTGTTACATTTTTCTCATCATTAGGAGAACCTATTTCATCACAAATTTTGTCTAATACATCTCCATACCCTGTATCAATGTTTGCACTTAATGAACTTGAAAGTGAATTATTTGAAGTCGAGTTAAAACCAATACCACCGCATTAAATCCGGGTTCAATTGGACCTACCGGTAATACGGATCTACCAACATTAATTCTTACCGATAGAGTAATTGACACTGGCGTACTTACTATTTCTGGTGGAGCAACAAATACAATTACCTTTACTATCCCAATCACTTTAATAACAACCGCGACTATCGAAGTTCCAGCATTTTAATAAAATTTTATTAGCCAGCATATATTTTTTAGTACGTACACTCTCAAAAACTTATTATGGACTTCTAGATATATCGGGTATCAAAATTCCTTGAATACATTATCTATCTTTGATATCACGAATGATTTTATGAGTATTCAGTATTAGTGTTTTCTATATGATTAAGTCTATATTTGAAGGTGACATATCAGCGATATTTTTTATCTATTTCTTATATGTGTTAGTAAGTTCGTTTGCAAACTTGTTAGCACTTTTTATAATGATTCTATTAATCATATATAAGAATTTTTTATAAATGAAGTAAATTTCTTAGGACATGTATTCGTTTTACAAATGAAAGAAGACATCTCCTAAAATTGGAAATGTCTCTTTTAAATTAATAAAACAATTTTGGTTGTATTTCTTTATTTTGATCAGTTTTTTCACCAATAAATTATGTAGTTTCAGTACTTGTACTACAACTTGTCGAGTATAAAATCGGTATACCGCATATTGCATCATTCATTACATCACGAAAAACTTTTGCAACGACTTCTGTGAAAGTTTGACACAGATTAGATATATCATCATTAAAAAACTGTATTACTTCTGCAGAAAAAACTGGAAAAACAACATTCGCTCCACCCGAGAACTGCGGCTGTACAACAAATTGCACTGTAGGTTTAAGAAGTGTAGCTAATGCAATCGCTTTTTCAAAATCCGTAGTTTGTACTAAAATAATAAAATTTCCATCAGTCGGTATTAGCGGACCTACTGTTACAGTTGGATCAGCTCCTACTGAATTTCTAAGTTCATTAAAATATGTGATCCCTGGCGGTGAAAGTTGAGGTTGTATATGCTCGTCCATTCTTTTTCCACCTCCTTTTGTAATTCTTAATAAGATAATATGGATAAAACTCGATAGTGTATTAGACATATATATTATTTTTCACTATTATTTTCATAAACTTACCATATCAATTTGGGAATTTTGTACGCTTAGAAAACCATTTAGACACATTTACCTAATTATTGTACGCCAATAATATAGTTGTGGAGAATTTACAGATAGAGGATTTAGAAAGAGCAAGAGGACACAGCTAATTAATCATGAAGATACATTGTGTTAGATGAGTAAATACATAGGTTTCATTTGTAGTAGTATAGTATGTTTTTCCTTTACTGTTATGTACTTTATACTGTGGCGAACCATTGACACTCACTTTTGCATCAATTATAAATCCCAATCCTGTATCTACAGAACCAGCTCCATCTTTATCCTGCTAAGATGGAGCATTATAGAAACGTAGATTGTCTACTCTGCTTTTTAATCGATTAGGAACAGATACTTCTGAAAGAAATCCACTATATCGTAGCAGGAGTTATATTCACAGCTGTAATTTTACAAGTTGAAATAGCAAACCTAACAGTTGTAGTTGGATTTATAGGTAATGTCCCTAGTACTATACCAAGTCCCGTTTGTTCCACGTTAAAATCCGCTGCAATAGAACCATTACTTGCTAAAAGACTCACTGTAGATCCGATAAACGCATCCAGTAACTGTCTAATTGGTCGTTCACGACATTCACACTCGCATCCTACATCGGTAGGTGGAAGTAATGTTATAGGTGGTCCTGGTGGTAAAAAACCTACTCCTGTTACATCAGAAATATTGACCACAAAGGTTGTAGTGCCATCTGTAACTGTAACTAAAAAATCATTCACGGAAGTGATAGTAAATAGAAAGAAAAGTGGGGGCGTGTTGGGTGTGTCTGCAATAGTGCCAAGAATAACAGTTTCTCCAATAAGTTGTTGTAAAACGCTTTGCATAGGTAAAACACAGCAATCACAAAGACAACCTTCAGTTGCTCCTGTCGGGCCTGTGTCTCCTGTTGGACCCGTTCCTCCCGTTGGACCTGTCCCTCCTGTTGGACCCGTTCCTCCCGTTGGGCCTGTCCCTCCTGTTGGACCCGTGGGACCGGTTGGTAAAGTAAATGGTGGGATTGGAGGAAGTGTAGGGCCAATTACATTTGGATTTAATGCATTTGCTTGAAGTATCCCATTTACATTTATCGTTTGTATTTCATTTTTATCAAACACATAACTACCTCCTATGATTGTACTATATTGTAGTAATACAGTTATCTTACATACACATAAACTTCATTAATCGTAATATAATATGTTTTCCCTATACAATGGTGCACCTTAAATTGTAGTGAACCGTCCATATTTACCTTTCCTTCAATTGTATATCCCTCACCTGCATCTACGAAACCTGACAAGATGGAGCATCATAGAAACGTAGATTATTAACCTTAGAAACCACACGCTTCCCTACAATAGGTGAATCAACTGTACTTTTCTTATTAAACTTCACATAAGATGGATCGTTCTTAATCCACTGATCCCACCAAGATTTAACCAACCATCCCTTTCAGCCCGCACAAAATAAATGAAACTTTAAGTAGTCAAGTGGATCTTCATGATCTGTTCCACCAAGGTATTTCGTTACATCATAGTGAGTCCATAATCCTTTTTCTACAGATAATCTACGGTCACGTAAGATTTTAGCTAGTAACTTAACATATTTATCATAGCTGCGTTTGAATTTTGTATAGTCCACTGTTTCGCATAACTCTACATGTACAAATCGTTTATTAGCAGCAGTACCTCCACCATAAGCACTGGACTTTGTATCTGCGATTTGGATTATTTCATTCCAGTCAACCGCATAATGAACGAACGCGTTTCTCCATCTTCTTCAAAACCAGTACGCATTATCTCTTCCCATGAAGCTACAGACTTTGTTAGGTCTGTTTCGCGATAATTCATCCGTTTTGTTATAAATTCTTCACGGTTTGAAGGATTATTCTCTAACTGTTTATATTGAGTTAATACCTTTTTAAATAATTGTTTAGCATAAGAACTTCTCGGCTCACTAAACATCGGATTCGCTTTTTCCCATACATCAGGATTATCAATTTCTTCTGGATTATCTATCTTGCAAATAAAAGGAAATAATGGATCTTCTAAATCTTTTCCCTTTAGAATGTTCATCGCTCGCTCTTTCGTCTTGTCCAGGAATCCGTCGCGGACAAAGCCATCTGTACCAATAAAAAATTCTCTAGCATTTGGCACTTTTCCAAGTCCACTAGAGAATACATTTACTACATCAAAATTTTCATATGATGTATTTCATCGTAAATAACACAACCGTCACGAAGTCCATCCTTAGAACCAGCATTAGATGTATGATATTGCATAATACTTTGAGTATCGTTACTCAGTATCTCTACCTT